GTGTAATAGCCTTTGGTCAGGTAATCGCCCGTGCTGAGTTGGCCGATGGGACCGCCAGTCCACTTACCGGGCGCAAACAGACCGTTCTTAACAGCCTGATCGAGTACTAACTCGATATTCGCCATGCGCGTGGTCGTACCCGCATCGGTCTGCGGTATTTTCGTTGTGCTGGTATACAGCGTGTTGTAGTCCGTCGTCTGGACCGTATTTTGTAGCCAGTCCAGGCCGTGGCGTTCATCAAAGAAATCGCCATTGGACATAACGCCCTGTTCGATAATTGCCGTGTCGTTGTCGTACAGCACGTAGACGTTGCAATTTTTCGCTTCCAGCGCATTGGCTTGCGCAGCGGTAAGCGTTTCATAAGTAATACCTGGCTCAGTTTTGAATTTGAGCGTGATCGCGGTATTGCTGGCGGTGAAATCGACGGTAAACGCGCGGGAAAATGCCGAAATAGCCGCGTAACGACTGCTAGAGCTATATTGAATAAAGGTACGGCCAAGCGCTGCAGCTTTTAATTTAAAGGCGATATCTGTCGTTGACGCCGTCGACAAAATACCCGCTTCTTGGGAGGTCACGGCAAAGATGCGCGATACAGTAGCCGCCTGCAGCGCCGTGGCCACTGAAATAATAGCAGCGTCATCAGCATCAGCCGTGTCCGCGATATGCAGTCCGTACCAGTTGTTAAAGTCGAGACACGCATTAACGGCCTGCAACAGAGTTTCAACCGCGCCAGCTTCACCCGTGGCGAGCGTTTTCGCCCAGCGGCCGACATAGAGCTGTGTTGGTTGTGGTGACTGTGAAAACCAAATCGAAGCCCCCTTGTACTCTTCGCTGTCCACGCCGAAGTCCGTGCCGATATCATCGGCGCTTTCATACAAGCGAATGCGCTCAGTTAATGGAATAACGGTAGAAGAGCCGAGCAGCAGCATTGAACCGAAATTTCGGCCCTGCGCCGCGTGCGCGGCAAGCGTTACAGTCACACTTGAAATGCGACTGACAGATAATCCAGCCATAGGCTTTAATCTCCAGTGATGGTTACGTTGCTGTCAAGAACACTCTTGATAGCGTATGTGCGAATAATTTTGCGGCTTAGAAAAACGGTGAAGTCGTAGCGACGGACCCAAATGTCATTTATCAATATGGGAATATTGGTAATTGTCCCGGTATCCTGCAGCGCAAAGCCGGTGTTTAAGTACAACTCGCGGTTATTCTGTTCAATCCACAAGCCATCGCGGAACATCGCCACGGTGCCGGCACCGCGAGGACCATAGAAAAACAGATGAATTTGGGCATCTTCCCAGCCCCATTGCTGGCTTTCGGTTTCACTGACTTGAACGGTTGCCGGCATGTTGTCGCGAGGAACAACCGAGATAGAGAATTCGCACCAGGTCACCCCAGATTGCGGTACTTGCCCCTGTGGATCTAACCGTTGGATGAAAACCACTTCCGCCGGCAACCCGGTGATACCCAGGATCCATTGACTTACTTGCTGCTCCAAGTCCAGGTCGTACAGCGGCGCATCCCCAACAGGCGTTAGGTATCCCCTGGTTGTGCTGTCGTTACTCAAAAGGCGTACCCCCGTCAAAATTCACCAGTTCGCAATGGGCATGGGAAAATCCAGCGCCATAGGCGTTGTAAGGATCAACGAGCGTTACACAGAACTCGCCACCCCGGTAAGTCACCGTGTCGGCGTCAAGGCTTGGCTGGCCCTGCGTTAGCCGATATGACGTCACAATCGGAATGGCGCCGTTAATGTTCTGGCCGGCCGCCATACGCTTAGCCATAAGTTTGAATCTCCCTTAAATATTCGATTTCGACATTGCCTTTAGCATCGCCGGCTCAACCGCCAGGTCTTGCGGGCGAGATGCAGATGAATAATTAAGCCCCTGAGCTTCACACCATTTGCTCATAATGATTACCGAGCGCCCACGACACAGGGTGGGCACTCTTAAGCAAAAAACATCTATACTCAATCTACATTTACTTAAAAGATCTAATTATTCGGGATAAATTCTCATGAAAATAAGATGTCTTTTTGCCGCAGCGTTTGCTACTTGCTCACTATTGTTTGTTGCCGGATGCTCATCAAACCAAGCAATTAAAACCGTCGACGGGAAAACCATTGTGACTAATGGTAAGCCTCAAGTTGATAATGATACTGGCCTGGTGTCTTACAAAAATGCAGAAACAGGTAAGACAGAGCAACTCAACCGAGATCAAATTAAAAATATGAACGAGCTGAAAAACTAACAGTGAGGTTACTGCTTTGCGGCCAGCGTCTTTGCCAGATCGAATAGCTTCTCGATTTCTCCATCACCATATTGCTCATCTGCGATAATCCGCACTTGGACTTTATCAAGGAAGCCATTAGTTGAGGGAGCAGTAACAACCGGCATCGGCGACGGAAACGTCGGTATCATCCAAGACGGTTGCCTGGGCGGTGTTAGCTGAAACGCCGTTCGCGGGTTGGGAATTCAAAAAAACGTTGAGAGTTAATTTGAACACGGATTTAACCTCGATCGTTGTGGTTTCAGTCGCCGCCGTCGCGGTACGTTTTTTTTAATAAATAGGCTTTTCAGCCGCGCTATAATTTTTTCACTTAGGTATGCCTTCGCTTTCTAGCGACAGCGCGTAATCCTGCAAATACTTCAA